TGGGCTGTGTCCGTCTGGGTTATGTTTTATATTTGGATAGGTTTAGTGACTATGGTCACATACCACAGGGGGGTGGGGGTCTTTTGTTTGGAGTCCCTGTTTCTAAATTTAGCAGTCCCATTTTCTAAGTGCGAGGGCTTTGCGTGTGGGTCGTCCTTTGGAGTCTTTCATTGGTCCGGGCATACCGCCCATTCGTGCGCAGAACGACTTACGTCGTGCTGCTGACTTGGGACTCTTGGCTGCTTGTTTGGCACTGACTGGTGGTTTTAGTGTGCCACCTGTTTGCGCTTTGTATGAGGCTCTGCCTTTGGCGTTTAGTCCGCCTGCAGGGTTTTTTCCTTCTTTGCGTGTCCATGCGGCTGTAGTTGTAGATTTCTTGCTTGCCATTATCGGTACCTCTTGGTTTTATCAGCAATCTTTTTAGGTTGTTTAACAAACTGTTTGCCTGCTTTAGTGCCTTCACGTTTTGCTTTAGTGGTTGCAGCGTATTCTTTATCACTTAGGGACTCCCTAGCCTTCTTTGGTAGGTATCGTTCTCCTGTGGCTTTTGGTCCTACTGTGGATGGTTTACCTGATTTGGTTCCCCAGTCCTCTTTGCCCCACTTTTTGAGTGATGATTGGGCTGCAGTTTTGGTTCCTGTGTATCCGCCACCTGCAGCCTTGTAGGCTTGGGTGACTAGTTGTGCTTTTCGGGCTGACCATTGTCCTGCGGCACCACCTTTGGTGCCTGCAGTGACACGGTTTTTGATCCTGTTTCGTAGTGCAGGGTTTGTGTATGGGCTGCTAGCCATTAGCGACCTTTGCGACCGTATTCTTTCATACGTTCTTTTTTACTTTCGGTCTTTTCATGCTTGGCACCTGAAGAGTGCTTCGCACCTTTCATCATTGTGCCGTCTGGCATACGGTGCATTTTGGCTGGCTTCTTTTTAGCAGGCATTATTTTGATGTCCGATCTGCGACTATAGTCACATTAACTGTACCGCTGGTTGCGGTACTAAAACGTGTACGAATGTAATGCATTGCATGACATTCATGGAAAAAAACTCCGTTACCTGTTGCAGATGTAACGCCAGTTGATTTGTTCGTTGTTGACGAATCAATCAACGACATTAAAAACCAGTTGGTTCCGTCAAGTGATACTTCAAAACTGACGGTGCCAGACCAAGTACCTGTTAACTGGATACTTATATCATCACAATCATCAATGGTACGAACAACTGTAGAGTTGCTCGTTGCCATTGATCCGCTACTTAATCCTATAGCCATTTTTACTCCTTGTTGTACTGTCGGGTTGTAGTTGCCGCTCTTCAACTGTAGTTGCCTACAGTTTCAAGCGGTCTTTTCTCTTCCCCCCCTATAGTCCCCCCCATTTGTAACATCAACAGTTTTGTTACAAAACAACTAGTATGTATGGCATCTACAGAAGCACTATTAACTAGCGATCAGCAACGGTACATGGACTGGCTGTGCACTGCGCCATCTGAACGTGTACCCTCTTCCAAGAAGCAGTATGCGATCCTTGCGACTGTAGATGTCACAACTCTGCGACGGTGGGAAAAGAAACCAGCATTCAGACAAGAATGGCAGACCCGTGTGGACGACCTACAAGGGTCGCCTGAGCGTACTCAAGCGTTGTTGGACACTCTGTACAACAAGGCTCTGGATGGGGACACCAAGAGTGCTCAACTTTATCTTCAGGCTACGAACCGTATGGCTCCTGCCACAATTGAAGTTAAGAGTGAGAAACGTTCTGCCGAGTTGACTGATAGCGAGTTGGATGAATTGATTGCTGCTATGGCTACTAGGGAGAAGCAATCTCGGGGTCTTAAGGTTGTTTAGTGCAGTTGGTTGAATGTGATCGGTGTGGGGAAGAATACCCGAACAATTGGGGCAAATGCCCCAGTTGTGATTCGGGTGAACACCCCAATGTGGGAGGTTTTGATGATGAAGATTACTAGTTTGGCTGTAGTAGGTTTGTTCTTTTTGGCTGCTTGCAGCGACTCTTACCGTTACCCTTGCCAAGATCCTGCCAAGGCTAATACGCCAGAATGTTCTTGTACTCCTAGGACTAAGAACAAGGCTCTTAGTGCCGTTCAGATTCCTACGACTGATGGCGTTCGTGGAGTTGACTGCTGATGGCTCGTAAGGAACGCCTAACAGAAGAACAACTGAATACCCGTTTACGCTTCGTGATTGGTGTAGTGCTTGCTGCTGTGTTGGCTGGCACTATGGGATCGGTATTGTATTCTTTGATTTATGTGACTCAACCTATGGAGCAGTCCCCGAACGATAAAGCATTTTTTGATTTGATCACTCCGATTGCAACGTTCCTTGTTGGAACGTTGTCGGGTGTAATGATTTCTAATTCTAATAATAAGAAAGATAAGGAACCTAATGGCGAACACTAAAATATCGGCTTTACCAGCAGTAACAAGTTTGGCTGCTGCAGACACATTCCCTGTGGTGCAGTCTGGTACAACCAAAAAGGCTGCTGTTAGCGATATCTCTAACTTAATGTTGACCACAGCCCCACAAACAAGTTTTCGCAACATGTTTATTAACGGCAACTTTATTGTAAACCAGCGTAACAGCAGTGGTTATACAGTTGTTGCTGGTGCTGCACTACAGTACACGGTTGACCGCTGGTATTCTTATTGCACTGGCGCAAACACCACCATTGACAACAGTTTGTACATTGGTGCTAAACGCAGATTTCAAATTACAGGTGCTACTGGTGTTACTGGTTTTGGTTTTGGACAACGTGTTGAGGCTTCTACAACACGGAATAGTAGCAATTTTACATTATCCGTAACCTTGCAAAGTTCTACTTTAACTAGTGTGACTTGGACCGCTTATACTGCTAACAGTATTGATTCTTTTGGAACTTTGGCTTCTCCAACCAAAACACAAGTTGCAACTGGAACTTTTGTTGTAAGTTCTGGCGGAACAAGAAGTAGCGCAACTTTTGCAGCAAGCGGTTCAAATGGTATTGAAATAGTTTTTTCTGGTGGTGCTTTAATTGCATCACAGTCATTGTTAGTTTTTGATGCCCAGTTAGAATCTGGTTCTGTTGCTACGGTTTTTGAAAACCGTCCAATGGCTCTTGAACACAGTATGTGCCTACGTTACTATGAAAAAAACTATCTTTATGGTGTCCCTGCTGGTTTCTCAACGACTAGCGGTATACATGAATTTTATGGTTGTTCAAATAACTCGAACGTTATTGGTGGTTACATAAAGTTTGCTGTTCCTAAACGTAACACTAGTTATACAGCAACTTTTTATACACCCGGTGGTACTGCTGGTTCTTGGACGTATTTGCGTTCTGGCGTATCAGCAACATCTGTTGCAGTTGCCGCCAGCAATGGTGAATATGGTCTCAGTTTTGGATCAGGATCAATTGGAGCAGCATGGGTTGTTGCAACAATTGCCGGTTTTTGGGTAGCAGATAACGAACTTTAGGAACAAATGGAATTAACTGACCTTCTCAACGAGAAGGAATGGAGGATCTGCAAAGGTCCAGAAAACGCTACCAACGAGGAACTCGTTGATGCTTTCGTCTATTTCTGCTCAAACTACTGGTTCATTAAACATCCTGAAAAGGGTCGTATTAAGTTTGAGATGCGTGAAGCACAGATTGAAACTGTGGCTGCATGGATAGATAACCGTTATAGTATCGTGCTGAAGGCACGACAGATCGGTTTCTCTACACTGGCTAGCGCCTACGTGTTCTGGGTCACGTTCTTTTGGAAAGACCGATTTGTGATCATGCTAAGTCGTACTGAACGTGAAGCAATGAAACTGTTAGCAAAATCCAAATACGGATTTAAGTTCCTACCCAAGTGGATGGTGCTACGTGGTCCTAGCATCATTGATAACAACCAACTAAAAATGTCGTTCTCTAACGAATCTGCTATTGAATCATTACCATCAGGTAACGACCCTGCTCGTGGTGAATCAGTATTCTTGGTTGTAGTTGACGAAATGGCTTTCTTGCCTAACAGTGATGAAGCATGGGCTTCTATTGAACCAATTGCCGACGTTGGTGGACGAGTCATTTGCCTCAGTACCGCCAACGGCGAAGGCAACATTTTTCATGAACTGTGGGTTGGTTCCCAAACAGGGAACAACCAGTTCAAGGGCGTGTTCTTCCCTTGGTCTGCATCTGACCGTGACGACGAATGGTATGAGGCTAAGAAACGCCAACTGCCTGACTGGCAGTTAGCGCAAGAATACCCAAGCGACCCTGATGAGGCTTTTATTCGCTCTGGGCGCCCCGTATTTGACATTGATGCTCTACGAGCCTTAGAAGTAGAAGAACCTGCTAGGGGCTACATCCATGTTTATTCGGATAAACATATTGAGTTTCGTGAGGATGGTGGGGAACTAGCCGTCTGGCAGTTCCCTGAGACTGGTGGAATCTACTGTATTGGGGCTGACGTTGCCGAAGGCTTAGGTCATGGCGACTACAGCACAGCACACGTAATTAATGGTTACACACAGGAAGTTGTAGCGCACTGGCATGGTCACATTGACCCCGACCTTTTTGGCGAACACGTCCTATATAACTTAGGTTTGTTTTACCACGGTGCCCTAGTCGGTGTTGAATCTAACAACCACGGTTTAACAACATTGAAGGCTTTGCAACGTACTGGCTACAAAAACATTTTCCGTCAACGTCGTTTGGCTCAACGTACACCTGTTGCTACAGAAATTTTGGGTTGGCGAACTACAGCAGCGTCTAAACCTTTGGCTATTGACGAACTAAACGGAGTTATCCGTGACGGTTTACTGGATCTTAGGTGTGAACGAACGATTGCTGAAATGCGAACGTTCATTCGTGAAGCCAATGGCAAAACCCATGGTTCTCCCCATGATGACCGTGTCATGTCTTTGGCTATTACGAACCAAATGTTGAAATACATTTGGATGCCAGAGTATCAGATTTCTCAAGAACCACCCAAGAACAGTATGGCTTGGTGGTCTAGGCATCTACCTAGCAAACAGGAACCAAAGTTTGTTATGGGTTCATTCGCATCAAGAACGTGACAAAATAATCTAATACTATGGCGATTTATACATGCAAAGACTGTTCAGCAAAATTTGAACACGACGATTTACCTCGTCGTGGAGAATACTGCTTCAAATGCCACCTAAAAGGCATCCGTTTGGGATTTACCTACGGTAAAGAACAATTCCATGGACCTACTATTGGGGAACAGGCACGTCAACAAGTTGCGCAAGCAAAAGCAGCCGGTATTAATGCCGAACCAGTCGGGAGCCGTTGGATCTAATGAATTGGGCTGTCGCTATTGTTGTAGCAATTATCACTGGACCTGTTGTAGTGCTACTACAAATGTTGAGGCGAGAGAACACTCAACAACATGGCGAATCTCGAGAACTGTTACATCACATGGTAATAAAAGTTGATGATATTAACGACAATTTGAATAATCATATCAAGGAGCATAACAATGGTAATCAAACTAAGTAAACAACAAAAAGCAATACTCGCTTCATACGCACGAAGCGTACTTGGTGCAGGCGTAGCAGTTTATGTCTCAACAGGAGACCTTAAAATGGCTGCAAATGCTCTTTGGGCAGCAGGTCTCCCAGTTATCATGCGTTTCCTTAACCGCAAAGATGCCGCTTTTGGACTCGGTGGTTCTAAATAATGGCAAGAACAAGCAACAGTGAACTGTTGAAACGTTACCGCACAAAACTTAGCCAATCTAAGCGCATGCGCAAACAAGAACAGTTTGACGATACGTGGAAACGTATGCTGGACCTTTACCGTGGTCGTCACTATGAAAACTATTCAGACGAAGATCGTCTACTAGTTAACATGGCTTTTTCTACCATCAACGTTATTGCCCCCAGCGTTTCAGTCAACTACCCTAAAATTGTTGTTTCTGCACGTAAACCAGAAGATGCAGATAAAGCAACAATAACTGAATCAATTGTCAACTATTGGTGGCGACACTATGACTGCCAGACACAGTTTAAATCTGCTGTAAAAGACTTCCTAATCTTTGGTCATGGATGGATTAAAGCAGGATACAGGTTCGTTGAAGAGGACAAAGTAGCAAAAAGCAGCCCATTAGATGAATCTAATGACTACATTGATCTTGTCCCTGAATCCAATATGGAAACAGAACTGATTGTTACTGAAGATCGTCCATTCATTGAACGCATCAGTCCTTTTGACGTGTTCGTTGATCCAGACGCTACATCGGTTTATGACATGCGTTGGATTGCACAACGTATTAAACGCCCACTTGTAGATGTAAAAAACGACCGCAGGTACAACTCCAGTGCTAGATCTGATGCACAGCCTACTTTGTACTCAAAGTACGGCGACACTGCTCAGGTTAAACAACCATACGGTGAAGAACGTGACTCATACGTTGAAGTATGGGAATGGTACGATATTTCAACCAAAACAATGGCAGTTTTCTGTGACGGTTCAGACAAGTTCCTGATCAACCCAACAAAGATCCCATTCACTTTCGGTCACCCATTTGTAATGCTCAGGAACTATGAGGTTCCAGAGCATTTCTACCCCATGGGCGAACTAGAAGCAATTGAATCATTGCAACACGAACTTAACGCTACACGTACACAAATGATGAACCATCGTAAACGGTTCTCACGCAAATGGTTGTACCGTGAATCCGCTTTTGACCCTGACGGTCGTTCAGCATTGGAATCCGACGAAGATAACATCATGGTGCCAGTATCAGGTGACGAACCACTAGGTAACGTCATTGTGCCGATGCCAGCAGTTATCAGCCCACCAGAGTTCTACAACCAGTCAAGCCTTATTTCTGGCGACATGGACCGTGTATCAGGTGTGTCAGACTACATGCGTGGAGCAATGCCTGAGATCCGTCGTACCGCCACGGAAGCCGCTATTGCACAAGACGCCAGCAATGCTAGAGCAGCAGAAAAACTTGCTCTGATTGAAATCCATATTGGTTCTTGTGCTAAACGACTTGTCGCTTTGGCACAACAATACATGACTGGTGAACAAGTTGCCCGTGTTGTCGGCTCAAACGCTATCCCACTATGGATTAACTTTGACCGAGACTTCATCCAAGGCGAATTTGACTTTGAAGTAGAAGGTGGATCAACCCAGCCCGTTAACGAGTCTTTCCGTCGCCAAATGGCATTACAACTAGTTGATGCCATGGCTCCATTTGTCGGGGCTGGTGTAGTTGACATGGCTTCTCTTGCTAGACACGTACTGCAATACGGTTTTGGTATCAAGTCACCTGAAGCGTTCCTTGCTGCACCACAACAGCAACAGATGGGTCCAGAACAAGGTGGTATGCCACCTGAACAGGGTGGAATGCCGCCACAAGGAATGTTGCCACAAGGTCAACCACAGCAGGGCGAGCAACCAATGCCTGAAGAGGGTGGGATACCACCAGAACTAGCAGCAATGCTAGGTGGTGGAATGCCACCACAATAATGTTACAAATAATATCTATCTATAGGAACAACCAGACAAGGACTCCATGAGCGATACAAATGAATATGCAATCACTGAAGTAGACCCCATTGCAGATGGACAAGTTGAAAGCGTTGAAAGCGAACCTTCTTCAAGTGGTGAAGAAGATTACTTTTCTTGGGACGAGTACGCTGACCGCAAGGTCAAACTACCTGTTGCTGGTGAAGAAATTGAAGTACCACTAAAAGAAGCATTATCAGGTTACCAACGTCAAGCGGATTATACCCGTAAGACGCAGGAACTAAGTCAAGAACGTCAACAACTACAGTTTGCTGCAGCAATCCAACAAGCGTTGGATAGCGATCCGCAGTCAACTATAGAACTGTTGAAAGAGCACTATAATTTAAACGAAGGTCTTTCTGAAGAAGAAGATATTTTCGCTGATCCAATGGAACGGCAGTATCGTCAACTTGAGTCAAGGATTAAATCGTTTGAAGAGCAACGTGCTTACGAACAACTTGAGAATAATATTAATTCTTTACAAACCAAATATGGTGAAGGTTTTGATGCTAATGAAGTAATTTCAAAAGCATTAGCAACTGGAACAACTGATCTTGAAGGGATCTATAAGCAAATCGCTTTTGACAAAATTATGAACAAAGAGCAAGCACTTAGCAAAGTTAAACAAGAACAACTTGCTAAGGAGAATGCGATTGTTGAATCTAAACGTCAAATGGGAGTTGTTTCTGGAGGTGCTAGTGCTGCAAGTGCTAGTACACAGGATTCACATGTTGGTTCTTTAAGGGATGCTTTTGATTTGGCTAAACGCCAACTCGGAATTTCATAACTAATCACATCTATTTATAGGAGGCTACAATGCCGGGAAATGCTAACTTTGATGCACTCTTGTCAACCACCCTTGCGAACTACCGTTCACAACTTACTGACAACGTGTTTACTGCTCGTCCACTTACTTACACCCTTATGGACAAGGGTCGTATCCGTATGCTTAACGGCGGAACGAAAATTGTTGAACCACTGATCTACGGTGAAAGCACCACAGTGAAATCGTACTCTGATTACGATTCAATTGCTTTGACACCTCAGACTGGTATCTCGGCTGCTGAATACGATTGGAAGCAGTACGCTGCTTCAATCTCAATCAGCGGTATTGAAGAAGCCAAAAACAATGGTGAAGCAGAAATCATCAACCTTCTTGAAGCCAAAATTATGCAGGCTGAAGAATCAATGCGTGAAGGTTTCAACCGCATGTTCTTCGCTGATGGTACCGGCAACGGTGGCAAAGACTGGAACGGTCTTGGCAACCTTGTTGAGTCAGAAAACAGTGTTGGTGGAATTAACTCGGCTTCTGGTCAGGGTAACGACTGGTGGCGTTCATACGAAGAGAACACTGCAACTGCTTTGACACTTGCTCAAATGGCTACTGCTTACAACACCGTTTCTGTTGGTAACGATCACCCAGACGTGATCCTTTCCTCACAAACATTGTTTGAAAAGTATGAGTCGTTGTTGCAACCACAATTGCGCTACACCGACACTAAGACTGCTGAT